AGGCTGCCAAGCTGATTCCAGATCCGGGCATCAACAAAAAGATTGCTGAGATTCAAAAGAAGTACCCATCCAGTGAAGGATACAAGGTGGTCGTGAGTCGCCGCGCTGCCGACGTGAATGAGCGCCTGACTATCGACGACTTATCCGGCTTGGATAAGCTGCTGAACTTGATGGATGCCAACGCTGGCAAGATCATCAAGAATTACTTCGACCGGACTATGGGCGGCATGTTCTCTCAGGATACCGTTGGTGAACTCAGCGCAGCAAACGCAGAGCAGGTTGCGCGTGGCGTAATTGCTGATCTCCCGAAGAGCGTGCGCTCCGTCCTGATGGAAGATCTGATCTCCAGCTACATGAAGCAATCCCGCGACATTCCGGGTTATGATACGAACTTCACGGATCGGCTGCTCGATTACAATCGCATCGTGGCATCGACGGTTTCTCACCGGATGTATCGTGAGGAATACTCCGAGGCGTTTGATGATCTGAAGCGCAACGTAAGCGATGCTGAGCGTGAATATGCTGAGGGCTGGGACGAATACGTAGATAGCCCTGAGCATGGTATATTTCGCGCTCTCCGGACGATTGGCTTTTTTAACTCTATGTGGGGAAGCATTGCGTCATCATCGGTGAACGCCATGTCTGTCTGGACAGTCACTGCCCCACAGATGACGATCATGAAGGGTTCGGCTGGTCTTGATATTTATAAGATGTCAGCTCAGGTCATCGCCGGATTCCGTGGTCAGGTTGGCTATGGAATGCACGTTGATCCATACGCGATACCGGGCCTGACCGACGAAGAGCGCGACGCTCTCGTTCTTGCGAACAAGCGTGGAACCGTCCGGGCCCAGATGAACCCAGAGCTTATGGGTGTTGAAACCGAAATCATGGCGTCTCGCGGCGGCGGTATTAGGCAGGCGGCACAGCGATACTTCCAGTACGGATCGAGCGTCATCTCTGTCACTGAAGAGATGAACAAGGCGGCTGCGTTCATTGTGGCGTATCGCTATGCCAAAGATCAAAAAGCTCTGAAGAACTGGCAGGAAGCCTACAAGGACAACGAGCGCGCCAAGATAATCATGGATGAGGGCTCCGATCCCTTCGACGTTGCTGAATTTATGGTTGAGACAGCGACGTTCATGGGCGGTCAGATCGAGAAGCCGCCCGTCATGCGTGGTGCTGGCGGCGTGCTGCTACAGTTTTCCCAGTATGCTCTGCAGACTATGTTCTTATTGTCTGAGAATCTCCGCAAGCAGGGCCCGCGTGGTAAGATAGCTGCCATGTTCACGATCATGACGATGTGGACTGTGGCTGGCCTGTTGTTTGCTATTCCATTTGGCGACGATGCGATCAATATCTTCCAGTATATTTATAACAAGCTCAACGGGAAAAAATTAGACATGCGCACTGAGGCGCAGATGATGCTGGCCGAGATGTTTGGCGGCGACGAAGATGCGCGCCGGGATGCAGAAGCAATCTTCCGTGGGCCGTCACGGGCATTTGGTTTGAATATCTGTGAGCGTATTGGATTCACGTCCATCATCCCTGAATTTGAAGACGGTCTCAGTATCGTTCCGGCTATCTCAACCAGCGTCCTGAAGATCTCAGAGTACCTTGATCGTCGCGCATCTGGGGTGCAGCCGATTGGCGCTTATGTGGCAGCTGTATCGCCGTTCATTGGTAAAGGGCCGTCGGATCTCTTAAAGGGCTTCGTGCAGTATCCGCAGGAGGGCGTCAGGACGCGCTACGGTACGCTTGTAAAACCAGCTGAGGAAATGGGTTTCTTTGAAGAGCAGCTCCCTCGCGCCGGGGGTTTTCAAACAACTGATATTGCGCGCCGGCAGCAGGCGAGGCAGGCAGTAAAGAATCTTAATGAGTCCACTCGTGACGCAGAGCGGAGAAATACATTGCGTCTTGGCAAGCTACTGGCTGATGCAGTCAAAGCTGACAAGGCTGGCAAAAAGGCTGAAGCAGAAAAGATCCGCATGCAATTCGATAGGGAAATACGCAAGATTTCCAGTGAGTATTCAGCTGAAATCCAAGCTGGTAATATGGAAGACGCCATCAAGCCGCCGTCAGATCAGACTCTTAAAAACGCCATGATGTCGGAGCTATACCCGGGCATGAAGCTCGACAGAGTGGGTAAGCTGAAGCGTCAGGCAGTTGAAGATATTTACCAGACGATTATGGTTGAGGATCAAGAAGACGAATCCGAAGATGGCGCTGCAGGCTGATAGCCGTCTGCCTTAGCGGCTGAGTGCGCCTGCTGGCCGCCGCCATCCTTAGGCTCATAGAGCGACACGATGATGCTCTCACGGCCTTCATTGCCGCCAACGCCAGCTGGATTGAACGTGCGGTCGAGCAGGATGTAAGGGCCCTTGTCCCCGTCCATCATGACGCCGACGTTCTTGAACCGGCCCTTGGTCTGGCCTTGGCCATCTGTGTATTCGCCAACCTTGACGACGAGATCATACTTTTTACCCATTTACTTTCTCCTTATTGAAACAGCTTCATTAACTTGGTGGTGTTGCGTGGGGCCATTAGCTCTGCCTCTTCAAGCATTGCTTCGTGCAATACGCGCCATGCTTCGCGTTCTTCAGGGGACAGGCTTGCAACAATCTCACACGCAGTGATTGCCCACCCATCCCAATCCGTCATGCCTTCTTCGTCTTCGCCAGCCTCCAGCACATCGATGTGCAGCGGAGCCTTAGGCTTAGCCTTGGCTACAATCTTTTCCTCAAGGGTCTGCACCTGAGCTTCGGCTGCAGGAACGTCATCGAAGTCGGTGATGTCCATCTCGCTGCCGCTATACTCATCGGCCTCGATGATGCCTTCAGCCTGATTGTCAGCCATCACAGCACGCTGCGCTTCGGTGGACAGTGGCATATACTTGCTGGCTCGGCGGACCACAGTCTTGCGCCACATCTCAGCTTCATCAGTCTTCCAAGGGCCGACGATAGTGCCGTCCTTAGTCTTCGATGATGAGCGGTCACGGATCGAAAGGATCTCTTCCTTGCTCATGATCTCGAACTGCGTCTCGCCGTTCTTCAACTTCCACACACAGTACGCGCCGATCTTCTCACCGCGATCAGACAGGCCATGCTTGTGGATGATGCGCGACTCGATGCCTTCTTCGACCTCGAACAAGTCTTTGCTATATACCAGACGGCTCTCGATCTTCAGAACCTCACCAGCCTGCAGCGCCAGCTTCATCAATCCCTTATAACGTGGACGGAACTGCGCGACATTCTTCTTCATGCGGCCATCCCAAACCTTCAGGATGTCAGCCTCACCCATGCTCTTATTGAGCGACAGGCCAAGCTCAGCGGCGCTCAGGCACGCCTTCAGCAGTGAACCACGGTCGCAGTCCAGCAAGTCCATGTTGTCAGCGACAGCCGCCACCACAATGCCTTGGAACTTATCGACTGTCATAGACTGCGGGAGAAGGCTGCGGAGATGCCCTTCGCGCATGGCCAGCTCCTGCTTAAACCGATCTATCGGCTTCACGGGAACCATCTCATTACTTTGCATTTTTCAATTCCTCTTCTAGATCATCAATCATTAATTCAATGGCACGTTCGACAACGGCTCGAAGCGTAGGCTTTAGCGGGTGCTTGGCTGCGACATCGCGCAGCCTTGCCAGCAGATCCCTATCGACCCTCATCATAACAATATCTTTCATCAGGTAATCCTTACTGTAGTGTAGCCAGAACGCTTGCCCGTCAGGGTGCCAACCATGTCAGCCGTGATTTCCTTGCCGGGATTATCAGCAACCACACTGATCGACATCTTATGTTCTCCGCACTTCACGGAAGCCTTGTCCTTCGATGTGTTCATAAGCTCCAGCTTTGCACGGGCCTTCATCAAGATCTCAGCCTTAGCCTCGTCGGCGCGGGCAGCTGCATACTTCTCGTCTTGCTTGGCAGTCTTATATTCCAAGAAGAGCAGCGCGTCTCCGTCATCGAGCACGACATCGCTCTTAGGCAGCGTGCCCATGAGCTTGGTGATAGCGCCCACGTCGGTCGTGTAATCCGGCTCAGGCTCCTTGCCTTCAGCAATCGACTGCCAGAACGATGTAATCTCATGCTTGATTGCATCAATGATGTTGTCGTTGCGCGGGATCTTCATGCGGCGCGGCTCGTCATCGATCAGGGCAACAAGCCATGCGTGATCCGAAGTCGTGCAAGCCAGCTGGTGCTGCACCTGAAGCAGATAGTTCTCAGGCGCTTCGTCAATCTCTTCGCCATTGTAGTGCCAGCCATAGCCACGGGCAGACCATTTGATCTCCACAGGTGCGCCGCCTGCCGTGATGTAATCGAACGATGCACCCATACCGGGGCAGTCATCGACCGTGTAATAGTCACTGACCTTACCAAGATCCATCGACCAACGGTGCGACGCCCAGTTTGCAATGCCACTCTCAAGGAATGTCCCAGCTTGCACAGCCTTGTTGCCAGAGATGTCCTCCGGCGGCAGCTTGCCAGCCTTCTCCATCCACAGTTGCCAGCGGCTCGAATAGGGCGACAGCCCAAACAACGCAGCAACATCGCTCCCACCAACGTGCTGAGAACGCAACTCGTGCCAGTGCTTCTGGTCACGTACTTGTATAATAGCCATTTATTTTCTCCGGTTACTGGCCGTATACAGTCGGCCTACATTGTGTATACAGATGTCTACGGAGTTATGTCAAGTCCCTTGTAAACATCTTCAACAGATCGCGCCAACACGTATATTCCACCGCGTTTTTCCCATGCGCTCTGCCATGCTGCCTGCGCAAGCCGCTGCTTTCCCTTCTCGGTCTTGACCTCGATAGCAAACGCTCGGCCCGGTGACATGACGCCAAGCAGGTCGGGTGTCCCCTCAGGCGCGGACTGGATGACACGGGCTCCGCCATCGAGCGGTCGGAACTTACCGACGTTGATCCGGAACATCATGATGTCCTGCCTCTGGCCCAGTGCAAGACGAATCGCCTGCTGGATTGCAGCTTCACTGCTCATTGCAGGGTTAGCTCCTGTCCGTCATTGTCCAGCTGCTCAAGCACAGCCTCAGTCGCGGCCATCATGGCGGCGAAGCATTGCCGGTGATCAATCACATCAATCTTCCGATCTTCATGCCACTGATCCAGCACATGCAACATCTCGAATGTCAGCGCATGGATCAGGGACAGCGGCACAACTACCGAATGGAACTCTGTTTCGTTCCCATCGTCATCTTCCATATCGAAGCCCTCTCTTCTGCCGTCAGGCCGTTGGTTGTCTGAGCATCGCGCATACCCACCTTCTTGGCAAGGCGTGATGCCTCTTGCCCGCAGATAACATTGAATGCCCATTGCGTCGGGTTATTGTAGCCGCGCTTGCGGGCCACGCTGGTGAGGACGCGGAACTTCTTCTGCATCATCCCCTCTATGGTTTCAGTTTCAGGATCACCCTCGCGGCGTGTGACAACCAGATCGCCATCCACATGCTTCACTTTTCTGGCCGTGATAGGATAGACATGGCCGCACATGGGGCAGGTAGGTGTCGGCTTGTGGACCGCGAAGCAGGCAGTGCATGTCCGAACGGATACAACCTTTTCTCCACTCTTGCCGCGATTCGCAACGAACCCATCAGCAAGGCTCCAATCCCGCTCATCGTCAATGAACCCATGCCTTGCGGTGTTGCCGGCATGATCAAGGATGATCGTCCTCTCCTTGTCAGGGTGCG